CGGTGGTGATGTACCATGCGTCAGCGTCGGTCAGGTAGTGGTTGACGCGGTAACCCTGCGGGATCGACCCGTTCGAGTTCAGCGCGTTGATGTCGTTGTCGGCGGTGCCGACGCGCAGCTCGGTCTCTAGGAGACGAGTTGCAACGAACATCAGACCCGGCGGGACGATCAGCTTGCGCGGACGGGCAGCGATCAGCAGGCCACGTTCGTCCTTGAACGCAGCGATGTCGATCACGGCCTGCTCGAGGGCGGTCTCGTTCAGGTCAACGTCAACCGCAGGACGGTTGGAGTTGGTGCCGCCAGCAACCGTCGGGTGCGCGGTGTTGAACAGGGTCACGCCGTCACCAGAGTTGAAGGTGGTGAAGCCCGTGTTCAGCAGCGAAGCAGCCTTCACTTGCTTGGTGTACGCCATGGCGCGAGCGAGCGCCTTGGTGTAGCGAGCCGACAGGGAGTCATAGAGGTTGTCCTCCATGGCTTCCTCGGTGATGGAGAAGCCCATCGCCACGGTCTCGTGGTTGTAGCGAGCAGTGAACGATTCCTGCGCGTTGTCGTAGGTGATGGCGGAGCCTTCCGGCTTGACGGGGGCAGCCCCGAAGCCCGACAGCTTCACTTCTTCTTCGAACGAACGCTCCGAGGTCTCGGTCTCGTAAATCTCGGTGTGCTCGTTTTCGTACTTGCCGTACTCCAGACCGAAGAGGGCGTTCAGCCCCGGCAGGAGTTCTTTAAGGGCCTGTGCGCGTGAAATAGCCATGTGTCAGCCCTCCTTAGACGCCAACAGCAGCGGTCAGCTGCGTGTAGTTGAGTTTGACGACCAGCAGCGGGTAGGTGGTGCCAGCTTCGCCACCGCGGGGGCCACCGACGTAGTCGATGATTCGCAGCGGGAGGTTGGCGTCCGTGCCGATGGTGGACGCGTCGAGTGCAACTCGCGATGCTTTGAACGTGGTGTTCACAGCGCCCTGAACAATCGCGGCGTTCTTGCCGTAGATGTCCAGCGAGTTGGTGATGGCCTCGTCAGCCTGCACGACGTACAGAGCCTGCGGATCGTCAACGACGAACGCAAGGGCGTCCGAGGCAACGGTCCCGGTCGGCCACATGTTCGAGAACGTGATCTGGCCAGTCGAGGGGTCGGTGTACGAGCAGCCGACGAACACGCCGAGCATCGCGATATCGGTCGAGGTGTCGCCCGTTCCGGTCTGCTTGGTGATCGTGGTCGAGGTGCCATTGTCAACGAGGTTGACGATGTCTCCGGCGGCGATGTTGACGGCGAGGCCCGAGGCGATGGGGTACTGGCGGAAAACCTCCAGCGAGCCATTGTCGAGACGACCAGTTACACGCAGACCGAAGGGTGCATTAACGGAACCCATTGGTTCTCTCCTTCAGTGATCGGTGGGCCTCAGCCCTTACCGAATGTGGTTTTGGTTGAACGCTCAGGCCGAAGCACTGGCATTCGCGGATCGCTTTCGCGAAGATAGCTGCGATCAACAGCGTCCATCTGGGCCGTGGCCTGATCGAGCTGTCCAATCGTGCGCTCCTCTGCGAACTCTGCAGGGATGCTGCACAGAAGCAGACCTCCGATTTCCAAGTTCTCGGGGAACCGGGAGTTGTGGTCCGACAAGACGTGCAGTTCAGGAAAGTCCTTTGCCAAGCACGGGGTGTACCCCTCGCGGAATCGGCTGGAGACGTTCTTGTTGTCCTCATTTCCCATTGTAGAGGTGCGAACCCAACGGAAGTGCAAACCGTCACGGGGCTCGGGGGTGGGGAGGAGAGATTGGCGTTGCCATCCTTTGCGACGTTCAGCGCCCTCACGAGTAGTGAGCGTTCGGGGAGTACGGTCAGCCATTGGATGAATCCTTCAGAATTTGCGCCGCATACTGTTGAGCCGAAAGCCCAAGTCGCTTGGCGAGCGCGACCTGAGTCGAGGTAAGTACCACCTTGCGTGATGTTTGAGCGGAAGCACGTCCCGCTGGGGCCACCACGTTGCCAGCCTGCCGCCGCTGTGGCTTCACCTCTTCTGAGGCGTCGGCAAACCGTTCCGGGAAGGCGCGGCGAACCGCACCATCAATCTGAGAATAATACTGATCCGTGTCTGGCGCAACTCCCGAGCGAACCAGCTTCTCGTGGACGCCCATGGCGAGGGCAGTGATGTCCTCATCGCCGTTACGCATGAACCACGGATTCTTCTGTGCCCAGTCCTGAGCCTTGTCACTCGGAGGCTTGATCGCAGGCTTCTGCGGCTGCGCCACCGGGGCTGGCTGTTGAGCCTGACGCTGCGGAGGCCTGTAGGAGTTTATACGATACTCCTCGTTTTTCAGCTCCGTGAGCTTCGCCTGAGCGTCCGCCATGGCGTCAGCATCGCCAAGCTCATAAGCGGACTTGAAGTCCATCTTGGCCTTGTCGAGCTGCATCGAAAGGCGCTGCTTGGCCTGATTGACGAGGACACCCTCGCCCTCTTCCAGCATGCGCTGCAGGCGGAGCTTCTCTTCATACTCACGCTGTGCAAAGGCTACAGCCTCATCACGCAGGCGAGCGGCCTCCTCCTTGGATCGGCGCTCCTCATGGAACTCATACTTGAGCTTTTTGATGCGCTTCTGCACCGACTCAGAGTACGAGGCAATCTCGTCATCCTCTGGGACATCGGGCTCAGCGCCGTCAGGGCGTCGTGCCTTGTCGCGATCCGGCTCAGGCGTGTCATCGATGATTTCGACCTCGAAGTCGTCGTCCTCTTCGATCTGGTTGGCTTGCGTATTCATGCGCGGCTGTACCCCCGTGGGTCTTCGACGACAGCCTCTACGGTGTCATCATTGATGAGACGGAACTCCTTGCCATGCACCTTGAAGCGGGTGCCTGAGTAGGAACGGAAGATGACGAAGTCGCCCTCTTTGCACCAAGGGCCAGTGGGGAATCTGCTGGCGTCAGCGTATGCCTCGCTGCCAACCTTCAGGACATAGCCTACAAGGGACGCAGTCTCCTCTGCGTTCCGGCGCTCGTCGGGGATATACACCCCGCCATCTGTCTTTTGACTGACCTCGGGGATCGCGATGAGAACGCGATAGCCCTTTGGCTCTGGGAGCTTGGCGCGAATATCGTCGCCAGCTATGGTCTTGTCGGTGTACATTTCTTCTCCAGCAGTGGTTTTAAGGCCCACCGTAGCCTGCTGCTCAGCCCGACAACGACACGCTAGACGATTTTACATCAGGTTTCAAGAAACCTCTTCTCGATGTCCTTGATGTCATCTTCGACCTTTTGGAGGCTCGAGTACTCCCCGACCGCACGGCAGTAGTCGTCGTATGACTTCGCGCCACCACCTGCGAGAAAAAGTTCAATTGAACGCTTTTGCTCCTCGGTGCGCGACAGGAGGGCCGCGATGATCTCTCCCTCCATCACTGGCCTCCGTTCGTGGTGAGCTGCTTGGCGATATCAATGCCAAGGCGAATGCCCTCGTTCTTGTCCTGCCGCTTGGCATCCTCGATCTGGGACGCAACACGGACGCCGATGCGGGCACCCTCACGACGGTCCTCAGAGCGAATACGCTCGCGCTGGACGTCGATGTTGCCCTCCATCCGGGCGACATCAAGCTCAAGCTTTGCCCGCTCAATCTCAAGCTTGCCCATGACTTCGGCTTCTTTGATCTCCAGCTCTTTCTGCTGCATCTGGGTAAGCGGGTCCTGAGCCTGCTTCTCAGCCTCTGCCTGTTGTGCCTCTGCTTGGTTCTGCTGCGTGAGCTTCTGTGCGGCCATGGCAACAAGGCGAGACAGCTCAACCTCAACGTCTTCCGGCAGCGGTGCATCCTCTGGCGGCATCTCGACGCCGAGACGCTTCTCGATTTCCTTGCGGTACTGCATGGCGACGTGCTCGGTTATGTGAGCTGCCATAGCGGACTGGATCGCGGAAGCGAACGGGGACTGCCCAACCATCTGCTGAATCTTGGGGTCTTGCAGCGCGGCCGTGTGCGTCTGGATGTGGGCCTCGTGGTCTTGGTACAGGAACGCCTTGACGGGCTCCTGCTTCAGGATTGCCATGTTCTCGCTGACGGGGTCCTTCGGCTTGATGTCGCCCGGAAGCTTGATGATGTCAGCGGCGTCTTGGATGCCAAGAACCTCCAGCATGTTCCTGTGCAGCTTGCCCATGTCGTAGAGCTGAGGTGCCTGCTGCGCCATCTGCAGTGCGGCTTGGTACTGCATGACACGCTGAGCCATGGTAGCTGCGTTGGGGTCGGATACGGGGATGACATCAACGCGGTCGTCGAAGTCCTTCAGGCGATCAAAGTCACCGTCAGGGTCATACTCGTACTTATCGTTCATGAAGTCCTTGACGATGCCAGCAATGAGGCGAAGCTCTTTGTGCATCGACGCATGGATGCGAGCCTGAACGCCAGACATCACCTTCATGTTGCGCTCAAGCAAAGCAAGGGTCGTGCCAACTGGTGCCTGAGCGTTCATGTCGCTGATCTTCACGTCAGCAACGGAACCGATGCGACGACCCTCTTCGACGAGGTTTGACAGCAATTGGTACAGGACGCTCGACGGTTCCTTGTACGGCAGGAACGTGATCGAGTCTCGGATCGACCCGCTCGGCACATCGACGTCGCGGAACTCGCCGGGACGCAGCGGTGTGTTGTCGCCCTTGATGCGGAGGCCGCGGGCCTTGAGACCTGCGGGCAGGTTGGCAAGGGTGCCAGCGTCAATGAGCTGACGCAGGATCGAGGTGGCAGACTTGGTAAGTCCACCAATCAGGTGGATCAGGCCGATGCCGTAGAACCCCATACCGGGCAGGTAGCAGTACGGCACGAAGTGCATGCGCTTCTGCTTGTTGTCGTCGTCCTCGTACCAGTTCTTGCGGATCGACAGGATGGTCTGAGAGGACTTGTCGATGGTGATGACGTAGGGACGGGCGATGTCGTCGTCGTCGTTGAATCCCTCAGGCATGACCATCTCAACATGCATCTCGAGGAGCATGTATCGGTCGTCTTCGGTGTTGCTGTCCTCGACGCCCTGCAGGTTGTCGTACTTCTCCTGAATGTCGCTCTTCTCGAGAGACGGCTCTGGGAGATCGACGTCACGATAGAAGCCACTTGCCTGCAGCTTCATGATCTCGGTCTTGGTCTTCCGCATGACGTGCGTGTACCGCTCGCAGTCGGAGAGGTTTGACGCGCCATACTGCACGACGAAGTCCTCAGCGGGGACGAACGTGGACTTCGGCACCTTGCGGATGGGGTCGTAGTGGACCTTCTTGAAGGCACTACCAGCCAGAGCGAGGCGGAACAGCATCTGCTCCGTCTCTTCGCGGTAGTCCTGCATGCGCTCCGTGATGAGGTAGTTCAGCTCGTTCTCGACGCGAGTGGCCTGCTGGAAC